ACGCCGTGGCGGCGGACTGGCCAGCCGTCCGCGCCGCAGCCTCGGCGGTCGCGGATGATTGGCGCACATCCCTCCCCAGGCTGTCCAGTTGTCGCGCGGTAGCCAGCTCCATTCCTCCCAGGGTGATGCCGTCGTCATAGTCCACCACCACGGTCATCAGCGGGGCCATCGTGCCGTTCACCGTGGGCGGGTTAGTCACCTCCGTGATCAATCCGCGTCCGGGGACGGAAGGGGTCAGGACGGCGTGCATGCCCAGCGCGTAGGGCGTCATCTCGGTCCCTTCGCACACCTGGATGATAATGACATCTCCACGCGTCAGGGGAACGCCCGGCGTAAATACCCACGTGGCCGGCTGGCCGCTGCTCAAATCGGACACATAGGCGGAGGTTCCGATCAGGCTGTAAGCGCCGTCCGTCAGTTTCCAGATCCGCAGGCAATATTGATTAGTGGCCGGATTCTCGAAAAAATACACGGTGGAAATACTCGTCAGTCGGCAGCTGTCGGGCAGATGCCCGGCCAGAATCTCGTCTCCCCACGTGAACGCGTAGCCTCCGACGATGGTCCAGGTGTCGGAGGCGTCTCCGCTGGACAAGGTGGATTGCCCGGTTGCCGCGGCCAATTCCACGCCCGCCTCCTTGAGAGCTCCCGGCAATTTATTTGCTACAGCCTCATTGACCAATTCCCCGCTTTCCACCTGTTCTTCCAGCGTTCCCACAAGCTGCTCTGCTTCATCCCGGGCCGCTTCGGCCTGTCGTACAAGTTCCTCGACCACAATGGACGGGTTTTCCACAATGGTCACGGAGCCGTCTTCCGTTTCGGGGATGGAGACATCAAGAGCACCGGCCACGGCCGCGGCCTCATTCGTTCCGTCCGGAGGCGTAACGCGGGACATTACATGCACGGCTCCCTTCAACAAGGGGTATTCTTTGCCCGATGCGTCGGTCAGAAAAATATCATATGCGCCGCATCCGGCGGCCAGCCTCGGCCATGTCACCAATGCCGTACTCACCCCCGTAACGGCACAGTCCAGCATGATCACCCCATCCTGTACCACCGCGCCGCGTAGCGTCATGCCGCTGATGTCCATATCCTCACCGGAAGGAGAAATAAAATGCAGCGCAAGAGACTGCGGCAGGGATTCCGTGGCGTGTACGTTGTAGTTGGCGGCTTGCCTCATGCACGCATTATCGCCCCAACGTGAGGGAGGGTACAACAATGTCAAAATGGGCTACGAACAGTCCTAAATGGGATAAAATTTCCCCGTATGTTTGACGGCGTGCTGACTCTTGCCCACAATAGGCCTGTTGCCCTCTCCTGTCCAAACTCCGGAAGATCCACGAAAGGAAGCCCATATAGCCCCCAGCAAGGCGTCCGCGCGATCAGGAGAAGACAGGTTGCGAGCCTTCATTTTCTCCTTCTTCTCGTTCCTGAGCCTGGAATCGTCCGCATATTCTTTCTTCCGGGTAGTCAACTGCACGAAAAGCGTCTTGTCCGGCCGCCTGGACCTGATATGCACTCGCCCGGTCATGAGTTCCAGTCCGGCGTCATTCCAGCATTCCGCCGAGAGATTGATGTAGCGGTCGCGGTCTTCCGGAGGGTTGTTCCCAAAGAACTCATTCGGATACCAACCTGATTCATTAAAATCGCTGATGACAGCCAGGCCCATGCCCGGAGCGTCCACCCACAAATCACAATCCGCAATGCCCAGCCCCTTGAGGGTGGCAATGCACTTGCGGACACTCTGCACCGTGTCCCGCTGTCGTTCCGCGTATTCAATCCAGGCTTCGTTTCCGTCGCAGATGGCAAGGACTGTTTCATCCCCGCCCGCGGCAATGTCCAGGAAGGCCACGGGGCGCCCCCTGCGCGGCTCGTAGGGCTGCCGCTGACCCCATTCCAGTTTTCCAGGGTCAATGATGTACAAATCTCCTTCCAGCGTGAATTCCGCCAGCACGACGGAACGGAAATAGGAATCATCCTCATTACCCCCCACACGGGCCAGAATGCGGTCAATGCGCTCCTGGGAGATATGGGGGCAATCAAAGGCCGTTACCACCATCGGACAGAAGAGGTCTTTTTCCTCGTGGAAACAGCGATAAAATTGCCCTTCCGGCTTGCCTGGGGATGAAAGGTAGATGCAGAATTGAAGCGTACATCGTTCAATGGCGTCAAAGATTTCATCTGGAACCGTCTTTGCCTCGTCCACCACGAAAAACACGGGGGAGGAAGGATCATCTCCGGTAAACTCGTCAACGTCAAACAGACGGGCTTTCTTCTCGCTGCGGGGGTCTTCCTCATCCTGTTCCTTCCGCTCATCCTTGAATTCGTCCGTCACACGCCCGTGCCAGCCTTCCGCCTTCCCGGCGTGGTTGGTGGAAAAGCCTTCGATGAATCCCCCTTCCGGCGTTTCCACGCGGCAATTCTTGAGCCATTTCCAGCCCGCAAGGGATGGGTTGTTCCGGTGCCGTTCCAGGGCAGGCCAGAGCTGGTTTTTTACCTGGCGCCATGAGCCGGACGTAATAGGCATACGCCCACGGGGGTAGCGCCAGAGAAACCATAGGGCAAGGATACCAATTACCTTGTCCGTCTTGCCGGAACCATTAGCAGCGCGCAGGGCAACCCGCTTTCCCCGGGCAGCCCTTTCAAGGGCCCGCATCTGCCATTTGTACAGCCCTGTTTCCCCCAGAATCAGGGCGGCAAAGATGACGGGAGAGTCTTCCGGCCTGACCGGAGCCCCTAGCTTTCTTCCTCTTCGGACCATATTTCTCTCAAGGCTGTCACTAACGGAACGATTGCTTCTGCTGGAAGTTTATGGGTCACCTCTACGTTTTTTTCTCCACCTTCCAGAGCCAACGCCGCACGGTCTCCGTACTTCTTCGGCATCAGCTTGGCAAGCATCCATTTGAGTGTGTCTATTTCCAACTTGACCGCCTGCAACATGGTTCCCCCTATTTCGGCACGTGGGGCCACTTCATGCCCTTTCTCCACAAGGTCAAGCAACTTGTCTTCTAGGGCGGCAAGCCGTTCCTCGCACGCGCGCGCGTATTGGTTTGCAAAATCCGCGTTCTCTCTGGCCCAATTCATCACCGTGGGATGGGGAATGCCTTCCTTTTCGGCAGCCTTCCTCAGACTATCCCCGCAACGTATATGACCGCAAATGCGTTCAGAGAGGGCAGCGCTATACCTGGAAACATTTCCCTTCTTCCCGGTCCTCTCTTTCTTCATTTCGCATACTCCTTGTTGATTTTTTCCCACCCTGCCGGAGGTATATCGTCCTGGCGGGGAACGTACGCCTTTCCGGAGAGTTTCACATATCCTTCAATCCAGCGCAGCCCTTCCGCGTCAATACAGCGTTCAAAGCTGGGGCAGTCCGCGTTATCGTAGAGGATACTATCAGGTTTACGCTCATAAGCGCTACATTCCATACTACCCGGGTTGAGCTTCTTCTTGGAGCACAAAAGGCATTTCATCAGGAGAGGGTGGGATGTTTTGCATCCTTTGAAATCAGACTCCCAAATTCTCTTGTGCGCTGGTGATGTTTCTTCTTTCATATCATTATTGTATCAATTCACAGTCAATGATCAATTTCCCGTTCTGATTATGGAATTGGAGAAATTTGAGGGTTCCTCCCTTCTGGATGATGATTTCATCTTCACTGCTAAAATAGGTTTGCGGGCTAAGGCCGTCCCAGTCCTTACCGGCCCCTGCCCCGAATCTGGAAAAGGGCTCTGCATAAATGGCACGGGTTTTCTTCTTCAGGAGAATTCTGAACAACACGGGACGGTTCATGAATCCTTTCCCCTCCGCTACGGCAGCAGACATGAAACCTTCGTCTTTGAGAGGGTTTCCCACTACGGAGAGATTGAGCATATCAACCAGCTCGTCTGTTATTTCTTCTCCTTTCCAGTTCAAAGCGTCTTTCAATTCCTTGTAAACCCCACAGCCACGGAAAACAACCATGTCTTGAGGCACTTTGCATCTGTCAATGACTTTGGCGATCTGTTTCGCCTTGGCGTTGGACTTCCCCTTCCTCAAATCGTTGTTGATGCGGGCATATCCATTTCCGGTGTAGGAAAACAAAGCGTTCTTTTCCAGTCTGGATGCCTTTGCCCACACTTCCCCGGTAACGCTTCGCAAAAGGTCATCAGCTTCCTTATCCGTCAACGGGGCAGGCATCTTCACCTTGGGGACATCTCCCAGGCTGACCGTGTGCGTGACGGCTGAGACTGGCGCAGGAATGGGAGCAGAGGGAACCTTGATGACTTTCTCCGCCGTTTCCCTGGCCTTTTTCGCCACTTCCTGTGAGGGAAAGACAACCTCATCAGATTTGTCCTGTTTGACTCCCCAGCGGTCTTCATAGACCTTTTTCAATTTGGCCTTCAGTTCCTCCGGCAACTTCGCCGTACTGGCCTTCTTGCCGTACCCGTACCGTTCAATCAGGTCAATCCCGAAGCGCTCCGCACCCCTTGGACGCTTCAACGGCTCCCCGGGTTTGAGTAGTCCCAGCCGTTCGCATTCTTCCCGGGAAACAGGCTCCTGATCCATGTAGGAGTTGAAGCCGAACGGCGGCCAGGGGACCTCAAAGCCCCCGAGGCTGGCGGCGTTCATTTCGTCTGCCCAAAAAGTAAAGTCGGTTTTAAGCCGGACAGCATCTTCGTTGACGACATGAACAAGCCGCTTTGTCTTGGCTCCCGGAAAGCGGATGAACCGGAAAGCAGGCCATGCTTTGAGATTGGCTGGTTTCATGGATGCCTCCCATTGAGCAGCCCCAATGCTTTGCCGGACGTTGGTCTTGAAAATGAGCTTCAGACGGGCCAGAGCACCGATGTTTTTAATATCGTTGTGATACTTCGGGCCTTCGGCGTCCGGTGGAACAAGCCCCTCGGTTTGGAGCCATTGAAGTGCCTGGTTGGAAAAGTCCGCGGCGCTTCCTACCTTGATAACCGTTTCCCCATTGGGTAAAGTCTCCTTTTCTCCTGTCAGATAATTCTTAATCAACCTGTGCAGCCGTTCCAGCAATCTGATATTCTCCACCTTGGAAGAGAAAAACTTGTTTTCCTTCATGGCAGCGTTCAGAGCAGCCCATTCCTTTGAATCCATGCCGGAGGGTGTGGGATGTTTTGCCAGGAATTTTTCCAGGGGTGTTACCATAGAGGCAATTCTGGATGTTCAAAGGGGGGAGGTTCAATCTTGCCAAATTGGGCTACGTGATGTTCCAGAATGCGGACGGCGGGAAGACGGTAGAGTCCGGCGGATTCCAGAGCATTGATAATGCTGTTGGCGCGTTCTTCGGCTTCCTGTCTGTCGTTAGTACCAAGTCCCAGCTCGACAAGTTTGCCTTTCTTTCTGGGATCCACCAGAAGCGTTAAGCGCAGTTTGTAGGATCCGGGCTTTCCTCGCCGCGTCGGCTTGTTTTTTCGCAGGGATGGTTTGGGGGGTCTCATTTGTTGGTGACGGGATAATTCTGTTCTTCCTCGTATTTTGTGAGTTCCGCGGTCCAGCGGAATTGAATACGCCCCAGCCGTCCGAAGCGGTTTTTGCCGATGATCCACTGCGCTTCCGTGGGGTCGTGCTTGTCGGGCTTGTACATGTAGGGGCGGTGGATCATGATGATCTGGTCGGCGTCCTGCTCAATGGAGCCGGAGTCGCGCAGGTCGGAAACGACCGGTTTGCCCTGGGCGTTCCCGGCTCTTTTTTCCACGTCGCGGTTGAGCTGGGCCAGCACCAGGACGGGAATATTGAGTTCCTTGGCCAGGGATTTGAGGCCGGCGGAGATTTCCGAGACTTCCCGTTCCCGGCTTCCCCGGGCCTGCTGGGTCGTGGAGCGCACCAGCTGCAGGTAGTCCACGCCGATGCATTTGACGCCGTGTTCCCGGACCATCCGGCGGCCCCGGGCTCTGATGCTGTCGATGGTGAGGGAGCTTTCGTCGTCGATGTGCAGCGGAGCGGCCGTGATTTTCCTGACGGCGGCTGTGAAATGCTGCTGCTGTCCGACCGTCATCGGCTTGCCGCGGCGGATGTCGTCGGAGTTGATGCCGGCCATGCCGTAGAGGATGCGTTCCAGGAGCTGGGATTTCGGCATTTCCAGGCTGAACATGCCCACGGGGGTTCCCTCAAGGCAGATGTTGGTGAGGATGTTGACCAAGGCGGCGGTTTTCCCGACTCCGGGCCGGGCGGCAAGCACGATCATGGCGCCGGGCTGCAGGCCGTCCAGGGTCAGGTCCAGGCGGCGGTATCCGGAGGAGATTCCTTTGATAGCTCCGGGGTTGTTCATGCGCCATTGCAGGTTTTCAATGATGGTTCCCACGGCTCCGCGGATGGTTTCGGTTTGGCGGACGCCACACCGGTCCCGCAGGGCGGACATGCCGCGCTCGGCTTCATCAAGGGCTTCTTCCGCGCTTTTGAGCTGATCGCCGGCGGCTTCCGCCATCCGGGAGGCAAACGCGAGCAGAGCATGTTTTTTGGCGGCTTCCGTGACCATTTCCAGGGCGGCTGCGGTTTTGTACCGGGCAAGGGCTCCGTAGGTGGCCGTTTCCACGACTCCGGCGTGCCCTCCCACGGCGTCAAGCTGGCCCTGGGCTTCAAGGCGGGCGATGACGGTGAGGGCATCCACGGTTCCTCCCGTGCCGGCGACGGTTTCCAGGGCGGTCCAGATTTGCTGGTGCGCCGGGAGGCTGAATGTCTGGCGGCTGATGCCCTTGTCCCGGAGGTCCGCAAAGGCCTGGGAGCCGTCCATTGCCTGGGAGAGCACCAGTTTTTCGGCGTCGATGAGTGTCTGAGAGTCGATCATGTTTTTTGAAATTGTTGATTGTTAAAGTTCTTCAAGGTTGCTGTAAGGGTCTTTGTCTCCGTTCCCAGGGGGTGGCGGATGGTTGAGGACGTAGCTGGTGGCGAAGCTGATGGCGTCGGATTGCCATTTGGTCACGGGGATGCCGCTGCGGGTCCAGTTGACGGCGTCCCGGCTTCCCCAGTAGGCTGTGGCGCAGTCCGGTATCTGGTCGGGGGTTAAACGCACACGCCCCGCAAAGGCCGCGGCCCGAAGATGGTCTTCGACTTCTTCCACGGTGCACGGAAGGGGGGTAGAGGGGGTATTATTCGTCTTCGTCTCCGACTCCGTCTTAGTGTGCATATGCTGCGCATCTGCTAAGCATGTGCTGCGCATATGTGCATCAGGCGCAGGGTATTTGCTTTTCTTGCTCCGTACCTGTTGCCGGAAGTTGGTCACTTCCAGATATTCTTTTCCCTCGATGGAGTACAGGACGACGAGCCGGGCTGCCTCACAGGATTTGAGGCAACGTTGAACGGAATCCTCCCTCATGGAGTCGAGTTTCAAGGGGTACAGGGCAGAGCGTAGAACAGACGAACGGGCGTCAAAACGTCCAAAGTCGTCTACAACGGAGAGCAAGCGGCGGAAAAATACCTCCGCTTCCCAGCTCAGAGAATTAACCGCTTCGCTGGTTAAAATCCCTTCTCTGATTATTCTATTTGGCATATCAAAAAAAGTGTCAGTTGGGGGTTGTAGATTTCATAAAGACCAGGAAGACGGTCTTCCCGCGGCGGTGTCCGAACAAAGGTTCATGGCTGGCCAGCTTCAACACTTCTGCCGTGCTGACCTGATCCTCACACCATTTGAACACCAGAACGCCGCCCGGTTCCAAAACCCGGAAACACTCCCGGAAACCGGCCTTCAAATCCTCCTGCCAAGTCTCCCTGTCCAGTTTTCCGTATTTCTTGGCCAGCCAGGACGATTCCCCGGCGTGAATCAGGTGCGGAGGGTCGAACACGACAAGGCGAAACGCCCCGTCACTGAAAGGCATGGCCCGGAAGTCTCCGACGACATCCGGCTTGATTTCCAGAGTGCGCCCGTCGCAAAGCGTGTGTGTTTCCTCCCGGCGGTCCATGAACACCACGTCAGGATGGCGGCGGTCAAACCAGAACATGCGGGAGCCGCAGCAGGCATCAAGCACAGGCTTCACTTGCCCTCCTTTCCGTCCTCCCACATGACCCCGCAGGCGCACATGGTATGCTTATTTTCCAAGGTGAGGCGGGAGAGCTTGCCCGCCTTATAGTCCCGTATCAGGTCAAACAGGGTATATTTGCCCGTTTGATCAAAGATGGTGCGGCCAAAACGTCGGCGGAACCGGCTTTCGAACCGGGCAGCCTTGGCAAACACGTCCGGCTTTTTGAGGTACAGATTGACGTAGTGGCCTTTTCCAGCCATTAAACACGCATCATTGCAGTTGGCATGACCGAACCCCAACTTGTAGGCTTTCGGAGGCTCTACGCCCAGAGAGCGGAGTTCTTGCTCAATTTTACAATGGAAATGATACGGTTTTTCTAATAGGGGGAAGTAATACCGCTTGTGCGGAAAACGCTTTTTCATACGTTCTGCGCGTTCAACTTCCTCGTGAGAAAATCCAATTACAATATGAGTGTCCGGTGTAGCGTGTTCCGTCATCCATTTGTTAAGGGGGGTGCGTTTGAGAGCAGAAGAGCATTCCGGGGCGTTAAAATCCGGTAGGAAGCCGGAATTCATGGCTATGTCGTAGGGCGTAATCATGCGGCCTCCAGCCCAGTCAGGAAGAGCGCGGACAATGTGGAGCGGCACTCCTAAAAGGGCCGCGCCCTGAACGATGAAGCGGTAGTTGTCCGGGGATTCGTTGCCGGTATCTGAATAGAGCAATACCGTATGATCACGGCCGAACTTTTTCACGGCCAGTTGCGCAGCTTTCCAGGAGAGCAAGCCACCGGAATAGTTGCATATCGCCAAGAGTTCCCGTCCAAAGAATTCAGTCTGGTACATTATTTCCTCTCCTTTCTCGGCTCCCAATTGCAGGAACTTGCAAGCCTCCTTTCCAAAATCGCCTCCTGCTTGTCAGTAAGGTACTGCCAGGACTGCGGCGGACGGGCCATGCCGATGTCAGAGAGCGGCACTGTGGAAATCCTCACGGGGTCCTGGACGCCCCAGACATAGCAAGGCAGGTAATTCCGCAGGTGCTCTTCCGTCACGCAAGCTTGCTTCATGGTCCATTCTAAAATTCCCTTTGGGGGATATGGTCGAAGTCCAGCAGTGACAACTAAACGGCACTTGCCGATGATGCCCCGTGTCCCGTACTGGCCGGATTCATAGAGCCACAGTGTGACGGAGTCGCCTTTGTTGAGGCGTGGCGCATTTTTACGCAGTTCCCATTTCTTTTCCCCGGACAAAATTTTCTCGGAGAAAGGCCGCCTGACGGATAGGAGGATGTTAATCATTGCTGGCCTCCTTTCTGCTCAATCTCCCAGGGCCACAGAATCACATCGTCATGCCGCACGGGTTCAGGAGGCCCGGAAGCCGTTTCCAGGTAAAGAATTCCCCGGTTCGCGTTTTTTCCGATGACCTTCCTAACCCGCCGGTCTCCGAAGAGTTTCACCTTGTCCCCCGGCCAGACCCTCATGATGGGAGGAAATCCAGAAATATATTTTTCAGCGGCCTTCCAAGCCTGAGGCGGCGACGCTAAAAAAGTTACCCATTCGCAGGATGAACATCCGACACGGCCCAGCCCTCCAAATTTAAGTTCATGGAAAAATTGCAAGACTGTTCCGCACTGTGGGCATTGAAATTTTTTCATCGTATGGTTCCTTTCTCAATCAAGGCTTTAAGTCCATCAGAACAACGGAGGCGTGAAGCATTGTTCACCGTGCAAATAAGGTGCTGCGCCCACCGGGCATGCCGTTTCGTGGGGCACTTTATGCGATAGCGGGCGATAATTCCTTTGTGGTGTACAATCGCGGCCTGAACTTCATATTTCCCATCGTCGGTTTTCTTCATGGGGCAAACCTGCTGGACGATGATGTGAGGGTTCCGTTTCATGGCTCTGATCCTTCCTGCACGGTGATTGTTATTTGCGGCTCTTCACCCCACCATTTATCCACGCTTGCGGAATAGACCTGGGCGTCATCTTCCCAAAATCTCAACCGGGTCATGACATCCTGCAGGGTTTTGGCCAGGTTGTCCCAGTCCGGTTTGGTCGTTTTCGGAATGAGCCCGATCCGTTTTTTTTTCGGCTCGCTTTTGCGGTAGGGCCAGACGAAAGCCAGTTTCAGGGAGACCGGCCCCGTCAGGGGCCGGGCCGGTTGATAAGGTTTCAGCAGAGTCAGGTAATCGCTGATGACCAGTTTCAATTCTTTCGTGTCCGCCAGTTTGGCGTGTTCCCCGATATGGACGATTTTTTTGTTCTGGTGCGTTTTCGTCGGGGGAACGATCGGCAGCATGATGGTCATCGGCTTGTTCATGACGCTTTCGAATTCCTTTCTATTTCCCGGGACTGGGATTCGGCGTCGAAGTCCAGCTTCAGCTGGCCGTCGTCCTCAAACCAGGCATTCGCCACAGCTGTTTTCTTGATGGAGCCTGACACTTTCACACAGACTTTCTGTTCCCCGTCAGGGATTTTGACACTGATGGAGAGGCTGAAATCGGATTCGTCTTCCGCCGCCTGGCGCCTGATGTCTTCGTAGTCGTCGAATTCATCAAAGGCCATGCGGACGGCTTCCAGGATGGTTTCTTTTTCGTGTTCCGTTCGCGCGCTCATCATTGTTGATTAGAAGGGGATTTCGTCTTCTTCCGCCGGCGGTCCCGCCGTGGCGCTCATGTAGTTGTTGGCCGGCAGATCCGCCGGGCGCGGAGGTAGGGACGCGCTGCCGCGCCCCGCCGCTACCCTGTCCTGCGCCGCCATGATGGCCCGGGCTTCGTCCGGCCCCAGCACGTCTTCGCAGTTGCTGAATTCGGGATAACTCCCGTCCGCCCTGGGCTTGTCTCCCCGTTTGACGCTGAGCCGGACGTAGCAGGGCTTGCCGAGGTATTCCGCCGGGTTGATGATGACCTGCTGGCCTGCCTCAAATACCTTCCCGGTTACGTTTTTGACGAACAGGTCGATTTTCCAGGCCAGGTCTTTCGAGACGGTCAGGTAGTGACGCACCGTCGCCGCCCCTTCAGGGCCAAAGGCCCTGATGTGGACAGCCAGCTGCGGGCATCCCCGCGTTTTGGCTCCCTGGGAAATTCCTTCTTCCATCTTGACGATTTTTCCTTCATAGACGCCCGCGGGGAGGAATCCGTATTCGCCGGGCTCGCCTTCTGAAATATAACTGAACATAATGGTTATTTGTTGGTTGTGATTTTGGAGACGGAGATTTTTTTGACGTAGGAGGATCCGGCCCCCGTCCTGACCAGTTCTTCCGGGAATTGTTGTTCCGGCAGGGCTTCCGCGAACAGGGCGCGGAAGATGTCCGCCTTGAGCGGGCCATAGGATTTCAGGAGTTTCGGCACGCCAATCCAGGTGGCGTATTTGGCCACGTCTTCCGGAGCGACGGTGTCCGTGCCTTTCCGGGAGACGCGCCTGAATCCGGGGACTTCCGTTCCGTTGTTGAGGTAGTCGAGGATTTTTTCTTTTCCTTTTTTGACATAGGATTCCAGGATTCCGGCCTTGGTGACGAATTCCGCCAGCCTGGAAGGGTTTTCTGCGATTTCGGCAAAGCTCGCTTCCAGCGTTCCGGCTTCCGCCAGGGACAGCATTTCCTGCGCCGCCCGGTTCCGCAGCGGACAGGTGTCCTGCGAGGCGCACCAGCCGCAGTAGTCGCAGAGGCGCGGCCCACCGCCGCGATCCACGGAGTCCACCACGTCGTTGACGATGGAGATTGCTTCCCGGTAGGTGAATTTCCGGGTGACGATTTGCTGCTGGTCACAGAAGAGGAGGTGGCAGGTGATTTCATCCAGGAATTCCCGTTCCATGAAGGATTTCGCGTAAGAGGCCTGCTGTTCCCAGTAGTTGCGGATTTGGCCGCTTTTGAGGTCGAAGAGTTTGCCCAGCGCGGGGCAGAGGCAGTCCGCTTCGCCGCCTGTCACTCGGGGGTGCCATTGCGGGAAGGCGCAGCGTTTTTTGTCGGCAATGACCTCTTCGCCGGAGCAGAGCGTCCGGACCGTTTTCACCGCCCAAAGGATGGATTTCTTTTCATCGGCTTGCAGGTGTTCACACGCCCTGAATTCGTCCACGCCCATGAGCAGGTCCCGAAAGGCGGCGTCCATCCGGGTTCCCCGCTGGGCCGCTTCCCCCGCGTCGGGGGAGGAGATGAAGCAGGGACATTGCGCCAGCTTGGGGAGCAGGGACGGCCTCAATAATTCCGTGACTGGTGCCGGACGGAGTCCGGCAATGTCAGCGAGGATTTTTTGCAGGTCGTCCAGGCTGACGGCGTATTCCGCTCCGTCCAGGGAGAGGACGGCATGCCCGGTTTCGCGGGCGACGTTGATGCAGGTGACGGGTTTCATTGGCACGCCCCTCCTTCCATGAATTCTTTTACGGAGTTATTGAACCGGGCGGGAGTTTTCAAAATCCGGGCGGCATATTCCGCCGGGACTTCTTCCAGCCCTTGTCCGGCAGTAATGATTCCGCGGCTGATCATGAAGGCGAGGGCGTCTTTTGCGTGGTCAATCACCGCGGCCAGGGCATCCGCCTGACGGTCTCCCGCGGATGCGTCCGGAGGCGGCTCCTGTCCATTGTTTGCCGCAGGGGCATCATTCGCCGAAGCATTGGCAGGTCCGCAGCCCTCTCCAAACAGCAGGCGGGAGATTTCCCCGGCGTCCATCGCCATCACCGCGGGCATCCCGTGCCGGTTTTTGGCTTCCCACGGGGCGGAAGGAGAGGTGTAGACCATGCGTTGGTTTCCTCCATGTCCCTTGCCGTCCTGGACCGTTACGACGAAGTTGCAGAAGAGCATGGCGTCAGCCCATTCCTTGACCAGCGGCGCGACAAATTTGGAGAGGTTCAGTTCGTGTTTGTCGTAGGCGCCGGCTGTTTCCGGCATTTCAAATTTGACGCGGCGGGAGTGTCCCACCAGCACCACATTCATTCCTGCGCTCATCAACGCGTTGAGGCGTGACAAGAGATCCATGGCCACAGGTTCGATCATCTTATATCCCTTGCCGTAGCCCAAATCTTCAATGGAGCGATGATGCGCGTTTTTCTTTTTGTTTTCTTCCTTCAGGAAGGAATTTTGAAGGAATCGCTCGCACCAGTCGATGGAGTCAATGATGACGGTTTTGAAATCATGCGGTTCCGTCCGCAGGGATTCGATGGCGTTCAGCACGTCTTCATAGCTCCGGCAGTCCAGCCGGGCAACGTCGATGTGGGAAGATCCCTGTTCCGTGTCCAGCAGAACAGGAGCGGGCAGCCCGGCCGCCAGCGTGGATTTTCCCACGCCTTCCGGCCCGTAGATGATGACTCGCTGCGGACGCTGCTGCACTCCGCGCTTGATGTTTTGTAATAGGCTCATATTATTTCCTTGTTTGATTGTATTCAGGTCGGGCGTCAGTTCCTGCTGGCCCCGGCCTTTTTGGTTATGGGTAGTTGGAAAGGGTACTGACGGAGTTACGTTTCCGCTTAGCGGGAGGTTTGTTCATGTCCGTCCTGGTTTTGGATGTCTTTTGGGTCAAATACCTGTACACGCTTATCGCGGAAATTCTGTATTCGCGTTGATTGGTGCCAATGTCTTCTATTTCATGGTTCTGCAACAGGTTACGAACCTTTTTCCTACCCCATAAACAAGCAGGGTGTTTCCGCAGATCCTCAAGGGTAAGCCATATTTTGCCGTCGAACATGCGAGTGGCATTCTCTTCCTCGGACTCATTCAAAATCAACAAGCCACGTTCATGAAGGGATTCTATGGTTTGCTCCACAATAGAGGTTACAAATTGATCTAATCCGTTCATAATTCACTAAGATTTAACGATGAAATAAATGATCGTGAAAATTCCAACCAGCAGAGCGGAAAAGACAAGGTTCTGTACGATACCGGGCCGGGGCTTGAGTTCGTCTTCCGAAAAGTCTATCGGGCAGCCGTAAAGGGATCCCATTTTCTCGGCACGGTCACGGCGCATCCAATATTGTTCGTTCGTCATTTTTTTCATTGTTGTTCAGGGGGCGGGTTAAAGCTCGTGCCAGCCGAGCAGCTTCAATTCGTCAATCAGGGCTTCTTCCATTAGGCTGCCGGCTTCTTGGGGTTCTTCGGGCTGGGAAGGTTACTAGCCGTGGTTAGACGGCTACTATTAAAAAGCAGGTGTCCGCTGGAATTGATTGCAGAAGACATGGCCTCCTGTGGCGAACATTTCAGTTTGGCGGAGATTCCCAGCAACAGAAGCTTTCCTGCTTCCGTCAGGTCTTCCATGTTGATTTCAATAGTTGATGGTTTCATGTGTCCGTCCGGTTGATGAGATTGTTTTATGCAATTCTATTAGATTTTGCAACAAAATTCTACTGATTTTGATAGAAATCATGCGTACAACAAGCTTGACAATCTCACAAAATTACATAATATCAATGCATGACGCCGACCAAGAACGACATAAAAAAATGGCTCAAGACCATCAGAAAAGATCGTGAATGGCTCGCAAAGCAGTGTGGTCTGAATTCAAAACAGAGCGTAGATAACTGGTTCGCGACCACAGGGAAAATTCCTAAAGCCAAGCTCCTGCTTATTCAGAGGCTCATGGCAGAAACTCAAGCCCCCCCTTACGAAATAGAGGGCAAAGATAATATGGGAAAGCTCTTCATCACTTTGAATGAAGAATCCCAAGAAGCTGTATTGGCGGAGTGCCGCCGCCTGAATATCACTCTTTCCGCCTACTGTTCCCTAATGATGGAATGGTGCGCTACCACACAGGAGGGGCATGCCGTCATTCAATCTCTCATAACAGGGGCTCCACTGCCTTCTGTTAACATGAATCTTGCCCCCTTGGTACAGTCATCTACTACAAATGCCGCCAAAGAAAAAGAGGCAGCCCGCAAGAAGTTTACCCCGGTAGAAACATTCACAGCCCCTCCCTTGGAGGCTCAGGGACGAATCATCGGCAACATTGCCGCCGGCAACCTGGCGGATGGAGACACCATTCCGCAGGACATCCGACTATACCGTGAACTGGAAAAAGGGG